ACATGGAAAATAAATTTCGATACCAGAAACAAGCTAAGGCCGAAGCCGAAGTCCGTCGCAAGAAGGTACGCGACCTATACAAGCTCGGCCATACATGGACAGAGATAGGCCGCTTGCTAGGCGTATCCCCTCAACGAGCGCAGCAGATAGGGGCAAAGAAATAATTGAAGATGCAATCGGAGGCGGTAAGTTCGTTTCACTTCATAGGGATTCCGTATATTTAGGGAAGTGTGAAAGCTGCCCAGATCAGTGCGGAGTCGAACATTCAGCAGGACAAAATAGGGAAACAAAAGACATGAACAGCACCGTACATCAAGATCAAACCGCGCTCTTTAAGGAAGCGGTGGAATGGGTATATCTGAAAACCGTTATCGGTTCCGGCTACGAGGCAGACATTTCGCGCTTGGCAATTGAGGATGTTATCGCCAAGCGCGCAGCCCGCAAGAACATGCAGATTCATTCGGCCATCGTGCTGAAAATCAATGACGAGTTCAGCGGGTTTTTTACCTTCCAGCAGAACGATGTTTCGCGGGAATTCTGCCTGCTGCAATCAGTTATCGAGCCGGCGAAATACACGAAAGAACTGTATGCACAGATGGTGCGCGAGGTGATAGCGCACAAGCCGGAAGATTACCCGGCGATGATTACGACGGACCCGAAAAGCAAGTTCGAGACGCCGGCTCTGTTCGAGAGTGTCGGGTTCCAAACCTACCTGAAAATGTCCGGCTTTCACTACATGGTACATGGCCCGATTGAGTCGATGCGTATGAAACTGCTGGCGCATATCACCATGACAAACGTCTGGAATTCCATCAAGGGAGATTGGTTGCGGTTGAAGAAGGAATGGCGCGAACGCATTGACGCATCTGGCGCGGCGGCAGGGGTCGAAAACCCGGCATTCGCCACGCGGGAAGGCTGCTGGCAGGGCGAGCAAGGCATGGCGAACGTGGTAACACGCGACCCAACAAAGGCCGGCAAGGAAGAGGGCCGCGCCCACAACGGGAACGCCTCTGTGCTCGATCCGGTGGCCTGCGAGGTCATTGCCCGTTTCTTCATGCCGAAGAATGGCCGGCGTATTTACAACCCGTTCGGCGGTGGTGTCCAAATGGGCTATGTTGCCGGCGGCTGCGGCTTTGAATATGTGGCGAGCGAGATTCGCCAGAACCAAGCCGACGCGAACAACAAGATTTGCAGCGAGTTCGAATCGGTGAAGTGGGTTCAGAGCGATTCGACTTCGTATGATCCTGACGGGATGTTTGATCTCGTGTTCAGCTGCCCGCCGTACTACAAAGTCGAAACTTATCTTGACTATGACGGAAATCCTCCGCCAGGAGAAATCAATTCTTTCGACACCTACGAGCAATTCCGAGATGTTCTTTTTGCCGGCTACAAAAAGGCCATCGAACACCTGAATGACAATTGCTTTTTCGTGGTGATGACCGGCGACAGTCGGGATAAGAACGGTGCCTACTACTGCTGCGAATCCGAGCATGAACTGTTCTTCAAGTCACAGGGCTTGTCGGTTTATAACAAGATCGTTTATCTCGAATGCGAATTCACTCGGCTGGCCCATGCAAAGAAAACGCTGCATACCCGCAAGTTTCCCAAGCGTGAGCAGAAAATCATCGTCGCATACAAGGGGAAGATTGCCAACATCAAAGACCACTACGCGCCGATTGGCCGGTTGTGAAATGAACTGGCGCGGCTATGTACTTAAATCGTCGCGCCAGGCTCTTGACAGCGGCGAAGTGAAGGCGCATCATGAACGTTCAAGCCGTGACTGGCTTATTGGAGATCGTATGAGTCTTTACAACCCTGCCCTACCTATCAGAGCCATCGGCGCGGCCCCGTCTCGCCTTCTCCGGCAACAGTCACCTGATAGTGTTTTCGGGCAGGGCTGAAAGGGCTTATCCGTGCATTACTACCAGTTCAACATCGCGGATTACCGCAAGGACACAACCCACCTGACCATGGTAGAGCATGCCATTTACCGGCAACTTTTGGACTGGTATTACTTGGACGAGAAACCGATTCCACTTGAAACCCAGTGGGTTATTCGTCGGTTTCCGTTGGGTTATGAACAGGTCGAAACCATCCTTCAAGAGTTCTTTGAAAAGCGCGAAGATGGGTGGCATCACGACCGCTGCGACATCGAAATCAACAACTATCAGCACAACGCAGAGAAAAACAGGCGCAACGGAAAGCTAGGAGGACGCCCAAGAAAAACCACTTGGGTTAATTTGGCTAACCCAAACGAAACCCAAACGAAAGCCAACCAAGAACCATTAACCATTAACCAAGAACTAAAAGAGTCAACTGCATTGTCTGGCAAGCCAGACGTTTTGCTTTCAAACGGTAAGCAAAAATTCAAAGCAGACGCACTTCAAATACTGGACTTCCTGAATATCAAAACCGGAAGCCGCTACAGACCCGTAGTTGCAAATCTTGAGTTGATTGCTGCCAGACTGAAAGAAGGGGCGACTTCGGATGAATGCCGCCAGGTCATTGCCAAGAAAGCAAGGGAGTGGAAGGGTACGGACATGGAGGGTTATCTCCGACCGGCTACCCTTTTCAACCGGACGAAATTTGCTCAATACCAAGGAGAGTTGATATGAATTCATGCCCTGAATGTGGAAGTGCGCTTAACTACGGAGCGAAGTCCTGCTCCTGCGGTTGGGGAAAGGCAAAAAACAACGTGATGTCTCAACCTGAAAAAGATCAATGGGATCGTGACCATAAAGCGGCCATGAAGATTCAAGAGGACATCGCAACAGAGCAAGCGCAAATCTGGCTGGAGAAAAACGGGATAGTCGGTCGCCACGTTAAGGGTATCGAGCGCAGGAAAGCCCTGCAAGCCTACTTGAAGCGTCTTAACTCCCTACCCCGCCCTGAATCAACGGCGTGGGCCTACGACATCGTTAGCCGGATTGCTGACGGAGAAATCGTCTGCGGTGAAGCTGAGAAAATGGCAATGAGCGTTGTCCGTGAAACTCTGTAACTGCGGCGGAGACTACCTGAGACACGGCATCCTCAGATACAAGTCAGGAGCCATAAGCTACCGCTATATCTGTCGGGATTGTCGAAAGACCATGATCGCCCCGATCACTGAAGACGTAGTTAAGGGGAAACTCTACTTCAATCCTACTGGACGACCTACCTTGAAAGACTGGCGCTTTGAAGTGGCAGCGTAAGGGTGAAATGGGCGTCATATGCGAACCCTACCGGATAGGTAAATACCTAGTCGGGGATCACCTTGAATACCGCCTCTGGTACAACTACGAATTGATCCACGAAGGCAAAACCTTCGAGTCCTGTAGCGAGGCAGCACAGAAACATCTTGACCTTTCCCTAAAATCGGACATATAATAAGACATGGATACTAAAACCGAAGTGAAGAAGCCAGGCCGACCGCCACTCCCTACCGACAAGGTGCTGTCAAGGTGCATTGAATTCCGGTGTACCGAAGCTCAGTACGCGGCTTACTTGAAGATCGGAGCGCAGGAGGCGTTGAGGAAGATTCTGGATAACGCTAACGTAACCGGCCTTGCGCCGGAAGGAGATAAATCATGAGCACAGCGCCTATTGCGCAAGGTCCGGTTGACGTAAATGTTAGAACTCAGGTTCCAATGCTTCCGTACAGAGAGGGGTCTGGCGGTGCAGCTTTTTGCTGCTCTCGATGCGGAATGATTTTCCGTGTTTTCGAGAAGCCGACGAGCAATATTTGTGTTCAATGCTCCACGGCGCTTAGAAAACACCCTGCATACGAAGAAGGATGGTTTGCGGCTCTTGAATTTATGGAACAGTGGTTCCTTGGTGCAAAGTCAAAAAGCGGAAAAGGCGCGGCCATGAATTGCAAACGAGTACGGCTAGCGCGGATCGGGTTGTAAATCGTGATGAAGTCGACCAAAGAGTTCAATGCTGCGTACCGATCTGAGCATGAGTTTTTGCGAGGTTTCCGCGCTGGGGTCATTGGGAATAGATACCTCGGAGGGTACGACAACCCAAAATACAAGCAAGGGTTTGACGAAGGCAGAGTGATTTTTGTGAAACTCGTAGAGTCGGCGCAAAAGAGTTCTAACGCAAAGTAGACACCCTAAAAACCCATGCTTTGCACCTAGTAGGTGGATAAACAGGAGAATGAGATGACCAAAGACGAAGAAGCCCTTGCGCTGAAGCTCATCGAAGATTTCTTTGACGAACATACAGACTTAGATCATGTTGTCGCGTATGCCGCCGCTGTCCTCGACGCGATTCGGGCGCAGCAAGAGCCGGTGGCGTGGCGAGTTGAGTCTGAGATTCCTATGGAAACTGGGTACGACGTAGTGTTTGATTATGCGGAGTTTCCAATGGTGGGTGCTACTGCTTTGTTCACCACGCCTCCCGTTGCCGCGATACCTGACGGGTGGATTAGCGTTACAGAACATTTGCCGGAAAGTGGTAAGCCTGTACTGGCACAAGTGGGGAGGCTGGTTATTCGTGCAGCCTATGCTGCCAAGTTCACACTAGACGAGGAAAATTGGGGGTGGTGGAACGACGGTGACGGTGCTGATTACAACGAAGCTAATGACACAACATATTGGCCGGAGGGCTGGTACGAATGGAATCAACACGAGGAAATTCATTGGTCGGTCACTGATGTAACGCATTGGATGCCGCTGCCAGAGGCACCTAACGCCAAGGTAAGCGGCAGGCCGCACCACGAAACTGAAAAGGAGTGATGAAGGTGGAGCAACTACAAACCGAAAACAGCTCCGCTGGCGGCCTGTCCGACTTGACCGACGTGTTAGATGACGGCGGCAAGTGCCACACCATGCGGGTGATGAGCAGCAGCGAGGACATGACCTGGGCAACCCCGCAGGAGTGGTTTGACTACCTGAACCTCGAATTCGGCTTCACGCTCGACCCGTGCTGCTGGCCGGATACCGCGAAGTGCAAGCGGTACTACACCCCAGAAACGGACGGACTTGCTCAAAGCTGGACAGATGAGCGGGTGTTTATGAACCCACCCTATGGCCGAGAAATAGGCAAATGGATGAAGAAAGCCTATGAGGAAGCCAGAGACAGCGGCGCGCTTGTGGTTTGTTTTGTTACGGCGCGAGTGGATACGAACTGGTGGCACAGCTACGCGGCAAAGGCGACCGAAGTGCGTTTCCCGAAGGGACGAGTTAAGAACCCGACTGGGATTGCGTGGCCGTTCCCGGTTGCGGTGGTCGTGTTCAGGCCACGAGGATGAAGTCATCTAACGTGAAAGTAACAGGCGCACCGGCCCACGGTGATTAAAGGAGAGAAGAACGTGAAACGACTGACACGCTATGCAGGACTGATTGCCGGTGCGTCCTTGTTGACTGTCGGGTTGGGGGGCTGTACTGGCTCCGGCATAACACAGGCCGACCAGTGCATGAGGCGCGAGATTTTTATGCAGTGCATGGCGGCGCTCCCTGCTGGCCCGAAAGCGACGATGTACAACGATTGGGACGAAGTAGTGAGCCAGTGCGAAAGCGCGGCGTACTACCAGAGCCTGCGCGCTAAAAGCCAAATAAAGCCGGAGTGCAGAACTTGACCCCCAACGCATGAGGTGAGGAGCCTGAGCGCTCTTTGCGAAGGTCGCCTCGACCGACTGGTTAGGGCGCGGGTTGATAAGGAGAGAGAAGATGACCGACGAACGATACAAGAAAATCATGGAAGACCTTGGTATGCCGAACAGCCGTAGCTTGCTGGTTGCGCTGCAACAGGTGGCAAACGAAGCAGGGCAAGAATGCGCAGCAGCAGAGCGCGAGGCGTGCGGAGAGATTGCGAACAAAAAAGCCGCAGATGTGTTGGCGAAAAACAGATTCTTCGGAGACGCAACGGGCACTGCGCGTTTTGCCGCCGAAATGCTAGAGGATGTTGGGTTAAAAATTCGCATGCGCTCTAACGCATAGCTCAGGCGAGCGGCGCGCGAACAGAAACGAAACAAGAAGCAGCTTTTACGCGTCGCTTGGAGCGACGGGTTAGGGCCAATACGGAGAAAGATATGAGTGCAAATTACATGCTCGACGGGCATAAGGCAGTGAAATGTAATGACCTGATGAAGTGGGCAAAATGGTTCGGAAACGCTAACAGGCTGGTTGCATCCGAGACAATTGGTAAGTCGCGTGTAAGCACCGTGTTTCTCGGACTCGACCACAGATTTGGTGAAGGCAAACCACTGTTGTTTGAAACGATGGTATTCGGTGGAGATGGCGACGGTGCGCAAGATCGCTGCACCACTTGGGAAGAAGCCGAAGCTATGCACGCGAGGATGGTTGATCGAGTGAAGAACGAAGCCCCTAACGCCGCTTTGAGGGGCGACAGCGGCCTTATCGCTGGCGTCCCGCTCGAAAGCACAGTTATGCAACAGGAGGGTTGAACATGCAGCAGATGTTTGTTTGGACGTTTGGCGATGTAGTTGGAGTTGTGGCGGCGGTTGTAGTTGCGGCGACGTTCGCCACCATTGCACTGAAACAGTGGGTTACCTCTGCGATTTGCAAGCACGACGGAGCAGTGGATGAGACGATGGCTTGCGATGCGATCTGCCGGAAGTGCGGGAAGAACTTGGGCTTCATCGGCGCATGGCGAGACGCGCACAAGAGTGCACATTGTATGTGCGACGCGTGCAAGGATGGGGATTTGCACTACAGCGACTGCGCCGTGCATAACGCGCCAGCAATACCGAGAGGATCGTGCGACTGCGGCGCAGTGCATAACGCAGAGCTGACCTGACTGCGCGGCTTTTCGCGCAGGTCAGGTCGAGCGCAGGGTTATGCGGCGCGACTACAACGAAGAAAGGAAAGAGCATGAAGATTCAGGCACCGATTGAAGTAGAGATCAAGGTCAGCATCACCGATGGCGAATTGCAAGGAGTGGCGACCATTGGCCTCGGAAAAGGCAGCTACCCGACAGAAGAAAAGATACGCGAGGCGGTGGCGAAGTTTGAGCGCGAGGGCATGCCTGAAGGATTCCGGCTGATGACCAAGCGCGAATGGTGGGACACGGTTTGCCCGCCGACTCACGAAGAGGGCGAGGACGGAAAGCGCCATCCGATGCGCTTTGCGGTGCCCGGTGGCGATGACTACGACGCATAACGCGATGTGTACCCCAGATGGTGCGTCCACTGAGTTATAAACCATGCTGTATCGCCTAGTCCATCCTGAAGCCCGTCAGAGGGCCATAGAAGCCATTAAACAGGCTCCTGATGGGTTTATCTGTCGTATCTCTGAGCCTACTCGCTCACTAGATCAATCGGCACGATTTCACGCCCTATGCGGGGATATATCGAAGGCAGGTATCCAATGGGCAGGGAAATCGAGGACAGCGGCACAGTGGAAGGTTTTGCTAGTCTCTGGTCATGCTGTAGCTACCGGAGAAGGTGCAGAGGTAATTCCAGGGCTTGAAGGTGAGTTTATCAATATCAGGGAATCGACTGCATTGATGTCAAAGAAACGCGGGTCGAGCCTTATCGAGTATGCGACCGCTTTTGCGGTATCTAACGGAGTGAAATTCAGTGAAAGACAAGACTAGAGCAATGGTGGATGAGCTTGGACACCTTTGGGTCAAGGACGCCCTAGAACACGCGCTCAAGATGAAATACGCCCTGATGCTCATCAAGCAAAAGGCAGACGAAGGCATTGTGTCTGGAACCGAGATCATGGAAATCTGCGACCGTGCCATATCAAACCGCTGATGCACTTATGGGAATATTTGGATTGAAGCGAGTCAAGCCTCGCAAGTGCCGGTATTGCAAGCAGCCGTTTAAGCAAGAGCGCCCATTGCAAACGATTTGCGGGTGGGAATGTGCTGCCAAGATGGTCGATAAGATCAAGCAGCAGGAACGGGCAAAGGCGGAAAAGATTGAACGGGCTGATATACGGGCTAGGAAACTGGAGTTAAAGCCGCTGCAATACTGGTTAAAACGGGCTGAGAAGGCTTTTAACGCATGGGTGCTAGTGAGGGATAGGGAACAGGGTTGTATCTCTTGTGGGCGGTTTGAGGCCCAAGCTTTTCATGCGGGGCATCATGTATCCGTTGGGGCATCCAGTGCTTTGCGGTTTGATCCGGCTAACGTCCATAAGCAGTGCAATCAATGCAACATCCATCTAGCGGGGAATCAGGAGCAATACGCTACCAGGCTACCGGCAAGGATAGGACAGGACGAAGTCGACCGCCTCAAGAATGCACCACGGTCGCGGAAATGGACAAGGGAAGAGTTACAGGCTATTGAGTCCGAGTACAAAGCCAAACTAAAGGAGTTCCAGAATGGAAAAGGCCGAAAGAAGGCAAGCAAGACTCGATATAAACAGGCTTTACAGCGTCGCAGACAGGCTCGATAAACTTACGGATGCCTATACTCTAGCTTTGGATGATTTAAGGATTGCAAGGCAGGGATTAAAGACCATAGCGACATGGGCGCGATGCGAGATTGATCCTGAAAAGATTCACTACAGGGCTATGGATACGCTTTCTATGATGTATCACAAGTAAAAAAGAAGCCCCTGCAAGTATCTGAGGGGCTTGAAGCCGGGAGCAAGCTCACCGGCAGGGGAGAATCTAAAGGGTAGCACCAAACCGGATTGACAACAAGCCCAAAACAGGCATAATGAAGGTTGATTTCTAACGACCAGGCCAAGAGGCAGTCAATGATTACAGATCGAATCGACGGGGTTACGGGGATTCCTCCTGAATACCGTAAAGCATCTATCCCTGCGCCGAAGTCGGTAAAGATTGAGCTGACTAGCAAATGCCCATACCGTTGTTCGTTTTGTGCCAACAAGGACATTACGGACAAGGGAGAGATGACTTGGGAGACCTACACCGCTGTCGTGGATGAATGCCTAACCGTTGGAATCGAGGAAATAGGCGTTTTCCTGATCGGCGAGAGTTTCATGTGTGATTGGTTGCCGGAAGCGATCAAGTACGCCAAAGACGCTGGTTGTAAGTACGTTTTCCTGACATCTAACGGCTATCTCTGCACTTCTGATCGGGTCCAAGCCTGCATGGATGCTGGCCTTGATAGCCTGAAGTTTAGTTTCAACTACTCGACCCCCGAGCAGTTGAAGGAAATTGCCAAGGTCAAGAAATCGGCCTTCGAGAAGGTAATACAGAACATCATCGCGGCAAGGGGAATCCGTGACGAAGGCAACTATCCATGCCGTCTGTACGCCTCAAGCATCAAGTTTGAGGGTGAGCAGATGGAACGCATGGCCCCTGTACTTGAACGAATTAGCCCGTACCTTGATGAAACCTATTTTCTGCCGCTTTTTAGTTTCTCGGATCAAAAGGTTGTAGAGACCGAGGGCGCACTAGGGTTCAAGCCTGTTGCTGGAAACCCTGGCAGGGCAGGGAATATGCGAGACCCGCTCCCTTGCTGGAGTGTAAGCCGGGAAATGCACATAGATCGGCACGGGAATCTTAACGCTTGCTGCTTTGGCGGCGACGATTTCATCATGGGAAACTTCAAAGACGGGATAATGAACGTCTGGAACAACGAAAAATTCCAAAACCTGCGACTTGCCCATCTTGCAAAGGATGTATCGGGTACGCCTTGCGCCAAGTGCGCCGTAGGGGGTTATTAATGGAAATCTGGATAGGTTACGACCCCAGAGAAGCAATAGCCTTCCATACCTGCGTCAATTCGATAATCCGCCACGCATCCAAGCCGGTCACGATCCACCCTCTAGCTTTGAACAACATCCCCGGCTACGAGGAAAAGCACACGGACGGATCAAACCAGTTCATCTATTCCCGCTTCCTTGTCCCCTGGTTGATGTCTTGGAAGGGAACAGCGATATTCATGGATGGGGATATGGTCGTGACTGACGATATACACAAGATCACACAGAACATTGGCGGGAATCAACCCGTGCACGTGGTAAAACACGACTACACCCCTAAAGACACGACCAAGTACCTTGGAGCCAAACAAACCGCCTACCCCCGCAAGAACTGGTCAAGCGTGATAGTCTGGAACTGCGACCACTTTGCCAACAGGAAGCTAACGCCAGAGTTCATCCAAGAAGCTACAGGAGAATACCTACACCGATTCCAGTGGTTGAAAGACGAACAGATAGGGGAACTAGACCCCGCCTGGAACTGGCTAAGTCAAGAGTTCGGCCCGAAGCCAGACGCTAAACTGATCCACTGGACTTGCGGAACTCCCTGCTTCCATGAGTACGCTACATCAGAAATGTCTAATATATGGCACAAGGAACGGATGCTTACAAACCACTCGGATCAAGTGCTATAGTAGTAAATAAGAAAATGATAATTAATCAAATCCTTATAGATAGCTGACAATGCCTTGGGAACCGGGACAATCTGGAAACCCTGACGGTGCTAAAAAGCACAAGGTGTTCTATGCTGCTTTGAATCGGGCTATCCTTCAAGAGGATGGTCTGAGAGTCCGTAAAGCCGCTGAAAAGCTCCTAGACCTTGCCTCAGAAGGCGAGGCATGGGCAATCAAGGAACTACGGGATACGCTGGACGGGAAGCCCGGTCTTGCTATTGACTTGGGAAGCGACCCCGAGCGCCCGATGATAACCAAGCTGGTGCGAGAGATTGTCCGCGCTAACGATCAAGACCGCTGAAGTCTTTGAACCTTTGCTGCATCCGGCCCGAGACAAAGCCGCCTATGGTGGCAGAGGTAGCGGGAAGTCAAACGTGTTTGCTGACATGCTCATTGAAGACTCACTAGCCGAGCCTGGCGAGTCAGGGGAAGGTCTAAGGTCTGTCTGCATCCGAGAGATTCAGAAGGACTTGGCGCAATCATCCAAAGCCCTCCTAGAGTCAAAGCTTAGAAGTCTGGGTCTTGGAGAACCGGACGGGTTCAAAGTCTTTAGGGATGTGATTGAAACCCCCCAAGACGGAATCATCATCTTCAAGGGGATGAACGACTACACCGCAGACTCGATCAAGTCCTTAGAGGGGTTTAAACGAGGTTGGTGGGAAGAAGCCCAAGGAGCTACACAGAACTCCATCAACCTGTACAGACCTACGATGCGGGCTTCTGGGTCTCAGATGTGGTGGAGTTGGAACCCCAGACGCAAGACCGACCCTGTGGATATTATGTTTCGTGGTGAAGAAAAGCCTACCGGGGCAACGGTAGTCCATGCCAACTGGAGAGATAACCCTTGGTTCACCGCAGAACTGGAACAAGAGCGCCAAGACTGCCTGAGAATCCAGCCTGACCAATACGACCATATTTGGGAAGGCGGCTACATTTCGATCATCGCCGGAGCCTATTACGCCAAGTCGCTTGCAGTAGCCAAAGGGGAAGGAAGGATTGGCAGGGTTGCTGCTGATCCCCTGATGACGCTCCGGGCTTTCGTGGATATTGGCGGGACAGGGGCGAGAGCGGACGCCTTCTCAATGTGGATCGGTCAGTTCGTTGGCCGTGAGATTCGAGTATTGGACTATTACGAGGCCATCGGACAACCTTTATCGGCTCACCTTAACTGGATGCGGGACAAAGGCTATACGTCGGATCGGTGCCAGTTCTGGCTACCCCATGACGGAGCGAGTAACGATAAGGTCTATGATGTGTCCTATGAGTCTGCTTTGATGGCCGCAGGGTACAAGGTCACAGTGGTCAAGAACCAAGGCAAGGGCGCGGCTAAAGCGAGAATAGAGGCAGGAAGAAGGCTATTCCCTCAGATGTGGTTCGACAACAAGACTCAACCTGGACTAGATGCTCTGGGCTGGTATCACGAAAAGAAGGATGAAGTCAGGGGAATTGGATTAGGACCGGAGCATGATTGGGCTTGCTTGGTTGGCAGCACGAAAGTCTTGACGCGTTACGGAATACATCAGATAATGGAGCTTCCTATTACTGGTGAGGTAATGACACCATGCGGCTGGAAGCGATACATAAATCCGAGGATCACTCGGCGGAATGCCCGACTTGTCGAGGTGCAATTCACAGACGGCCATACGGTGAAATGTACGGCGGATCATTTATTCTTGACGGCAAGCGGGTGGAAATTCGCGGGGTCGTTGCGGAAGGGTTCATTGACCCGATCTACCTTGACGCAGCAACACAGTATTTTGACGGCGGTTTATATCGCCTGTGGCCTAGTGACAGGTATTTCAGTAGGGGCGGTAGGAAGTTGCATAGAGATGTTTGGATTGGAGCGTTCGGGCCTATTCCGAAAGGCTGCCACATACATCACAAAGACAGCAACCCAGCTAACAACTCATTGGAAAACCTTGAGTGCATGGATGCAAGCGAGCATCTTCGGCATACATGGGCAACTGGCTCTAAGTCAAAATACGCGCCAGGGCAGCATTTCAGCGATACAGCAAGGCTTAAGGCAGCAGAGTGGCACGCATCTGAGGCCGGAAGGTTATGGCATCGCAGGCACGCAGAACGAAGCAAGTCATGGACAAAATGGAAGCGGGAACCAAAGCCATGCCCTGAGTGCGGAAAAACGTTCGATGCTCTTGTTAGAAAGAGCGGGAACGCGCAGATTTATTGCGGCGAACCCTGCAAAGTGGCTGCGTATAGAAGGCGTCAAAAGGACGAACGAGCAGCAAGACGTATGGTGCTTAACGGTTCCTGATGTGCATTGCTTCTCATTGGCTAATGGGGCGGTCGTGCATAACTCGCATGGCGCGGATAGTTTCGGCTTGCTGTGTGTAGCTTACGAATTGCCCGACAAGAGCAAGGAAAAACCTATCCAATACCCCAAAAATAGTGGTATCGTATGAACATTAAGGATATTCTTACCGCCATTCGCAATCTACAAGATCGGGTAGCGAAGCTTGAGGAACAACTTAACTCCGTGCTGGAGCTAGAGAAGGCAAAGACCAATGGCAAAGAAAAACGACCTTACCGCAGACGAGATTCTAGCCAGAGTTGATTCTTTCGAGGCAGCTAGTTACGGGATCAATGATTCTTCATTGACCGCTGACCGTGCCGAGGCTTTCCGGTTCTACAATGGCGAGAAGTTTGGAAATGAGCTAGAGGGCCGCTCACAGGTTGTCAGTCGGGATGTGCTGGACGTAATCGAATCGGCACTTCCTCAACTTCTGAAGGTGTTTGTCTCCGGTGACGAAGTAGCGCGGTTTATCCCTCGCGGCCCGGAAGATGAAGAAGCGGCAGAACAAGAGACAATGGCCGTCAATTACTACACGACGGAGAAAAATGACGGATTCAGCATCTTTTACACCTGGTTCAAGGATGCGCTTCTCTCAAAGAACGGCTATGTAAAGGTTTGGTGGGAAGAAGAAGATGAGACCGAAACCGAGTCTTATCAGGGTTTGACAGACGAGCAACTTGTTCTACTGCTCCAAGACGAACGAATTGAAGTAGTCGAACACACAGCCTATCCTGACCCAATCGACCAGCAGCAGAAGGAACAAGCCATTCAAGAATTGATGGCGCAAGGGCAGCAGGAGCAGGTTCAGCAGTTGATGATGCAACCGCCAAAGTCTTGCCACGATGTCAAGATTGAAATCACAGAGACAAAAGGTTGTATCAAGATCGACAACGTAGCCCCTGAAGACATGCTTGTTTCGGTGGATACCAAGACGGTCAGCCTTCACGGTGCGAACTTCGTCCAGCATCGGTCTTTGATGACCGCCAATCAGATCGAAGAACAGGGCTGGAAAGTCCCTGAAAGCGCGGAGCAAGGTAACGAATCCTGGCTACAGGAAGAAGTCATCTCGCGGAATCTCTACAACGAGCGCGAAGAAAACAAGGGAATAGACCAGTTCCTTGTCAAAGATACCTACATCAACCTCGACGGCGACCTGATGCGGGTAGTTATCATCGGGAATGAAATTGTAGAGCAAGAGGACGCCGAGGTTATTCCTTTTGTCTGTATTACCCCGATGATTATGCCGCACCGTCACATCGGCATGAGTTATTCCGACCTGACCAAAGACATTCAGATCATCAAATCCACCCTCCTGCGCGGTCAGTTGGATGCGATGTATCTCGCCAATTCTCCACGGTGGGCAGTATCGGATCGGGTCAATCTCGACGATATGCTGACCTCTCGTCCAGGTGGTGTGGTTCGTGTGCAAGGCGAGCCGGGTAGTGCCTTGTTCCCGCTCCAAAGCCCTCCCGCACCGACTACAGGCTTTAGTCTCATCGAGTACCTAGACCGTGCGAAAGGAACGCGGACAGGCATCAGCGAGCAAATGGCAGGGATCGACGCCAACGCGCTCAACAAGACCGCGATGCAGGCGAACATCCTACAGAACAACGCGCAGGAGCGGATCAGTCTTGTAGCCCGGACGTTTGCGAATACCGGCGTTAAAGACCTGTTCATGCTTGTTCATAGAATGGTCAGGAAGTACAACACTCGCCCTGAAATCATCCGTATCGCTCAAAAGTGGGTGACGGTTGATCCGAGGGAGTGGAAAGAGCGCAAGGATATGTCCGTTTCAGTAGGATTGGGAACGGGGAACAAAGACCAGCAACTAGCCCACCTGATGACTATCCTGCAAGCCCAACGGGAAGCAATTCAGATCGGCGTAGCGACTCCGCAGAACATCTATCACGCCCTGAAGAAGCTGACCCAGAACGCAGGATTCAAGTCTCCCGAAGAATTCTGGACTGATCCCGGTGAAGGCCCAGTTCAACCGCCTGAGAACCCGCAACTGGCAATAAAGAAGATGGAACTTGAAGCCGACGCTCAGAAGTTCCAGGCGCAAACGCAAGTAGATCAACAAGAGGCCGATAAAGCTTCGCAAATGGAGATGCAGAAGTTCCAAGCACAAGTCGAGATTGACCAAAGGCAGGCTGAACAACTGTGGCAGCAAGAACAGTTGAGGTCACAGAATGACGTGGAGATTGAACGCGACAAGATCAGGTCGCAGGCTGAACTAGAGATGTGGAAGGCCAAACTGAACGCCGAAACTCAAATATTGCTTGAGCAGATCAAAGCGCAAAACGGCATGAAGCTGGCAGCGTTTAACGTCAATGCGGCAAAGGAAGGCGAGACATTGACCGAGATGGGTGATGACGGCACAGAACGGCCTACTTCAGCCCTAGCCGGGTTGGTAGAGGCCATTAACAACAACCTTGGAAGCCTGCTCATGTCGCAACAGCAACTGATGGCGCACATCGCCAGACCCAAGCGGATTGTCCGTGGTGCTGATGGTCGTGTAGCTGGAGTTGAATAATTGGCCGTATACATCAAATACCAGCTAGGCATCGAAAAGATGATGGAAGCCGGTAACGCCGGCTCCGACACATGGCAACTCATCCTTTCAAACACCGCTCCGAACGTCGCTACGGATACTACTGCCGCGAGTGCTACTGAACTCGGAACGTCTGGCGGTTATACCGCAGGCGGGGTGAATTGCACCGTTACCTCTGCTGTGAGTACCGCAGGCGTCTATAAGTTGATCCTGGCGGCTCCTGCCTCTCCGACTTGGACGGCTTCCGGTGGTGGATTCACTTTCCAGTATGTGATTCTCTACAACCTGACGCTGACTCAGTGCATCGGGTATTGGGACTACGGCTCTGCGGTAGTGATGGACGGCGCTGTTGGAGATACCTTTACCCCCACCCTAGACGGGGTTGCTGGAACCTTCACGGTGACATGATGAAAGTCCTGAACGTCGGCGGTGGCCCTACTCGACAACTCCCCCCTCAGTACGACGGGTGGAAACAGTGCTTGCTCGACATCGACCCCGCAACCAATCCAGACCTGTGCCTTGATGCGCGGGAACTCTGCACCCTTGACGCAAATCAGTTCGATGCGGTGTATTGCTCGCACAATCTCGAACACTACTACAAGCATGAAGTCCCTGTCGTCTTGAAAGGATTTCACCATGTCTTGAAAGAGGGCGGGTTCGTTGATGTTTCCGTTCCCAATATCCGAGGACTGTGCAGCGCGATGATCGCCAGCAACCTCGACATCAACGACGTTTGGTATCGAACGGGGCAGGGTGTCCCGATCACCTTTCACGATGTCATGTTCGGGTGGGGGCTACAAGTTGAGTTTGGGAATCCTTGGTATGCCCACAAAACAGCATTCACCCCATTGAGCCTTTCAGAAGCCTTTAGTAGAGCAGGCTTTGCGGAAGTCATTGTTTCAGATCAAGGCAGTAATCTTTTTGCAAAGGCGACCAAATCATGCCCGCAACCGTAAGCCACATCAAGACGAGTCCGATAGCGGATTTCACCGGAACCGTTACTGTCGGGAACAGTAGCGGCGGGACGCAGACAATGCTCGCTTCCCAACTGGTGCTTCCTTCCGATTGGAACTCGGTGCATAGCGTACAGTTTCAGCTTACTGGCTCGGAAATCGGTTCGCTGTTCAATGCCGGTGGTGGTTTGTCTCTCTCTACCAATGCAGCAGGGGTGACGTTCGGAGAACAAATCGAACCCTACTTCGAGCCGTTTCCATTCCCGCTGACAGCCTCGACATCGCACACTCCGGGTATCGGAACGTGGTACTTCGACCCGGTCAAGATTCCGTCCGGCTTGAGTTCAGGAGTGATTCGTACTCCGGTAACGTGCGGTGGTGCGTTGATGAACTCGCAATCGTTTGCGATGACCAACGCAAGCAATACCGGAGCGGCAAGCCACTGGGGAACCTTCTGGCACAACATCGCAATCTATGCCATTCAGTCGAACAACACGGCAGCAAGCACTGTCTGGACTAGACAACTCACGACCGGAATCACAAGATCACATACAGTCATTACCGGAACAGCAACAAGCAACATTGTCGTAAGCAATTACGCAACGATCAACTTCCCTGCCCAATGGGATACCGCTGGAGAAGTCACTTACTCATCTATCACGGCCTCTGGAGCGATTACCCAAGTAGGAACATCGCTCGCAGCGGCATCCATTGATTCATTGCTGGCGGCGGCGAATACCTACCTGACAGGTTCCCGAATGGACATCTTCGGGTTCAACACGACCCTCGGTGGGGATGCGTACATCTTGGCTCACCAGTTCATGTCCTCGACCTCTGGAGCAACGACAGGCGGGTATATCTTGGCGTCTGGAACTCTTATGAGTACGAACGTCAGATCACCGATGATGCTCGAATTGAACTTCGCCGCTTACAGACAAGTCGGGAAGTCCTCGTCCAATACCTTGAGTCAGGCGTATCCGTGGCATGGAGTCGGGACAGTCACTAACAGCCTTGCACCAAACCCGATTGGTACGGCAGACCTCCGTAATACTAACGTGAGGATGTACTGGAACTACAACAACATCCAAATCTCCTGATGAAACCTCAACTCGTCCTCGCTGAACTCGCCACTGCGGGTCACCATAACGGTGACATCGGTAAAACACGCTCAAGGCTGGACAAGTCGAAGTCGTGGAAGCGCCAGCGGATCGTTGTCCTGATCCCCGCAGGTAACGACATCCCGACGAAGGTCTATCTGTCGCACATGAACCTGATGTATCCCCCCAACAACGGGGTAGCGAGGATCGCGGCTATCGGGATGGAAGTCGGAGAAGCCTTCAGTACGGCTATCGAACAAATCCTCGCCCACCCTGAACTCGGAACGTGGGAGTACATCCTCACCATCGAACACGACAATATGCCGCCTCCTGACGGGGTAATCAAACTTCTGGAACAACTGGAAGCACACCCCGAACTTGATGCGGTAGGAGGGCTGTACTTCACCAAGGGATTTTCTGGGTGCGCCCAAATCTGGGGCGATCCGAAAGACCCGGTGCTGAACTTCCGGCCTCAACTGCCCGACCCGCAAGGGGGATTGGTCGAATGCAACGGGACGGGGATGGGCTTCAATCTTTGGCGCATGAAGATGTTCCGCGACAAGAAACTCCGCAAGCCTTGGTTCGTCACGCAGAAGAAGGACGGCGTTTCAACGCAAGACCTGTACTTCTGGTCTGATGCAAAGAAGAACGGATACCGCTGCGCGATAGATTGCTCAGTTAAAGTTGGTCACTTCGACAAAGAGTCGGACATTTGTTGGTGAGTCATTACCATAAGGGGAACATAGTTTGGTAACCAAGAAAGCTCCAAAGCAACCAAAGGAAGTCACGCTGAAATTCACGGTAGCCGAACTCTCGAAGCTACAGAAGAAACTCGTTCAGGCAAACGACTCCGTTGATAGCGTGGAATTGATCCACGTTCTCCCATACCTGACGCCGGTTGAGCGAATCAACCTGATGAACGAACTCCAACGGGTACTCAAGAAGGGCGCGAAGTGCCAACTGGTCATGCCGCATTGGGCGTCCAACCGTGCCTATGCTGACCTGAGATTCCAATATCCTCCGGTGGCCGAATCGTGGTTCTTCAGTCTCAATGAAGACTACCGAAAGCAAGACCCGAATTTCGACAAGCGGTACAAGTGCAACTTCGACTTCACCTGCGGCTACAGTCTTCACCCTCATCTGATCTCTCGTAATCAGGAGTACCAGCAACACGCGATTACCTTCTGGAAAGAAGCCGCGCAAGACATGATAGCTACGGTGACCAAGCGATGAAAGAACTGGATGTAGCGTGGTTAGCGGGGATATTAGAGGGTGAAGGGTGCTTCCACTTTAATAGAACCCCAAAAATTACCGTAGCAATGACTGATGAAGACGTTATTGCGAAAGTCGCTTCCTTGTTTGGGAAGGGGTATAGGCATAGGAAAAGCCGAAAAGAAGGCAACAAGGACGTTTACACAACAGAGGTGTTTTCTGTAACGGCCATAGAAATAATGAACAAAATCCTTCCTTACATGGGGATTCGCAGAACAGAGAAAATCAAAGAGGTGATTCTTACGTCTGAAGGAAGGCTAGGAACCGCAGTTGGAGAACGAGCCGGTATGTCAAAACTCACAAACATTCAAGCAAGGGACATATATCAATCGTACAAATTAAATTCTAGCCGTGGGCAACAAACTCGACTTGCTGAAAAGTACGGAGTGACTTGTAGGGCGGTTAACTACATAGTTCGAGGCAAGACATACCAATGTGCAACGGCTGTTTGATAGCGACCATCATCAAGAAATAAATCATGGCCTTTCAGAAGCCCCCATTCCAGCCAGACGCATTCGCAGGGTTACAGGTAAAACCCACTGCTGATGCGTTTCAACGTGATGCCTTTCAACCAGGGGCATTTCAGGAAGGGTCTGTAACCGAATCAGGCGGGGTAAAGGTCGATTACGCTCTTACCTGTGATTCAGGGGCTTACAGTTACTCAGGCGGTGACGCGACATTTGCTTTCTCTGGTGCCCCATCAGTTGCAACCGTAGCCCCTGCAAGTGGCGTTAGAGGAGCAAAGCGCAGGAAATCAGCAATTGCAGTAGTTGAATACGATGGTCGGGATTATCGGGTTCCTCTGGATAGCCTTGATTCATTCCTGGAGCTAATCAAGCAAAAAGCCGAAACTCCAAAGCCGGTAAAGGTAATCGCAAAGAAGAAGAAAAAGACGCTCCAAGTTTCAACGCAGTCCCCAAGACTTGTAATCAAGTCTGCTCCTCCTGACTTTATGGCAGAGTTCCGGCAGTTTGTGGATAGGTCAAACGAGGTACTAGACAAGATTTGGCAAGGTCTCGTTTCGAGAGAATTGGCAGAGCTTGATGACGAAGAGGCCGTGTTGCTCTTAATTTGAGGAAACCATGACAGAAGCCGAAGAAATCAAGCGGGGTGAGGAAGCCAGGATTGTCCTGAATAATCCTCTCTTTGCCGAAGCGATCAAAGGTGTTCGGGATGGAATTGTGTCCAGTTTGGAGCAGAGTGCGTTAGGCGACGAGAAACTACACAATCGCTTGACCATTGCGCTTCAACTGTTGAACCAGATAGAAAAACAACTGAAAACGCACATGGAAACAGGTAAGATGGCGGTAATTCAGGCTGATGACCGCTTGGGACAGAAACTTAGACTGGCGGCGGGGTTCTGATGCCCCCGCTGTACGAGTCAATCTGCGCGAAGTGCAAGAAGGTGCATGTTTATCGCTCGCCGATTAACGAACGAGACAAAACGCCTCCGAAATGCTGCAATATGCAAACATTGCGGAAGATGGTTACACCACCAATGGCTAAAGTAATCGGGCCGGCGGCGGGATGATGCCCTCCTGTAAGGGTTTTCGGGTCCGCAGTGATGCGCCCCAAGCGGTAACAGGCACTGCCGCTTTTGACGGAGATACATAATGGATGACCAAGCAGAAATGCAGTCAGTCGAAGACAGGCTTATTGGCCTTCTCAGTGCTGAAGATTCCGATGGATCAGAAGTAACGGAAGATCAGGAAGACCAAGAAGCAGAAACCGAGGAAGTCGAAGGCGAGGAAACGGACGAGGACTCGAAAGAGGAACCGGAACCCGTTACCAAACTGAAACTAACTCGCAACGGCGAAGAAATCGAAGTCGATCTGGAGGAGGCTAAAAACCTCGCCCAGCAAGGCTACGACTACACGCAAAAGACGCAAAAGCTCGCAGACGAGCGTCGGCAAGTCGAGATGCAGACCCAGGCTCTAAAGGCCCAAGAGGACGCATTGAGGCAATCCGCGCAGACGCAGCAAGCGTTTATCAAAGACATCGCCAAAGTCACCTCTATTGACGAGCAAATAGCTCAATATGAGGCGGTAGATTGGAATGCTTTGTCTGACAATGATCCGGTTCAAGCGCAGAAGCTGTATATCCAATATCAGCAACTGCAAAACAAGCGAACCCAGACATTGACCGAGATGCAACAGAAGAAACAGTACCTTGACCAGCAAGCGGAGATTCAAAGCAACTCCCGACTGGAAAAGGCGAAAGCTGAACTTCTGGAAGCCTTCCCGAATTGGAATGCAGACATGGCGCGTGAAATCCGCGAATCCGGTAAGTCCTACGGATTCAGTGATGACGAGCTATCGACCGTTGTTGACCCGCGCATGGTGAAAGTCCTCCATGAAGCCGCTCAATATCGAAAGCTGCAAGCCCAGAAGGGGGCCGTAGAAAAGAAGGTAACAGGAAAACCCTCCGTGGTTAAGCCTGGAGCCAAAGACAGCGGTGCGAGCGTCAAGAGCAAGGATAACCAGCTCCGGCAACAACTGAAAAGGTCGGGCAGGTATGAAGACGCTGCGGCACTAATCGAACGAACCCTGAAATAAGGAGCCAATCATGGCTGTAGCAACCACCAGTACCGTCTCGAATACTTCGGGACTCGCCGAGAACTTCTCCGACATCGTTTGGGATGTTTCTCCTACCGAAACACCTTACCTGACGATGGCGAAGCGAATCAACGTAAGCGCCCGCGTCTACCAGTGGCAAGAAGATGCGCTGGAAGCCGCAACCGTCAATTACCAACAGGAAGGCGATGATGCCTCCTTCGTGACTTCGGCCCAGACCACTTCCCTGTCCAGCCCGATGCAGATCAGTCGCAAGACGGTCAATATCTCCGGCACTCTGGATGCGGTCAAGAAGTATGGTCGCAAGTCCGAGACCGCGTTCCAACTCGCCAAGGCCGGCAAAGCCCTGAAGCGTGACATGGAATACGCTCTGGTCCGCAATCAAACTGCTGTCCAAACCGGCACTACCCGTCAGACGGGTGGTTTCGAGTGTTGGATTTCCAGCAACGTGACGAAGGCGAACGATGCCCAAACGCAGGACTACTCTACTCGCGGCTTCTCGTCGGGTACGGTTATTCCTCCGCAGGACGGTTCGTTGGTGACGTTCATCGAAGCCGACCTGAAGTCTGCTCTCGGTCTGGCGTGGGCTGACGGTGGCGACCCCTCCGTGATCCTGATGTCCAGCCGCAACAAGGGCTATTTCGACTCCTTCGCCGGGGTTGCCACCAAGTACCGTGAGGTAACGGGTAACAAGCAAGCGGCCATCGTCGGCGCGAGCGACCTGTATATCTCGTCCTACGGAACGCACTACATCAAGCTGAATCGTTACATGCGCGATGAGGCTGTTCTGTGTATCGATCCAGATTATGTCGGTGTCGGTATTCTCCGCGACATTCAGAAAACCGAATTGGCGCAGGTTGGCGACGGATCGAGGTGGATGCTCTTGGCTGAGTTCGGAAACGTGATTCTCAATCGTGATGCTCATTCGATCGTAGGCGGCTTAAAGAATAGCTAACGAAGTACGGGGGTGGCCTTCGGGCTGCCCCCTTTTTTCTGGAGGATTGATGCGCTTACTATCAAGCGAAAACGGAATCGAGGAATGGTTTGAATACGACCCGATCACCGACAAGATGAATATCCAGACGCGCCAGGATGTGACTAGCCTTCTGGAAGCGATGAACGAGAAACGGAAGCAGGGAAAGTGGCACGAGGAAGTAAAAGCTGATTGGGTTCATGTCTGCAAAATCCCTCACGCGATTGAAATTGAATTGCACAACAAGGGGATTGACCTTCACGACAAGAACTGCACGAAACGGCTTATGAAAGAAATTCAAACCAACTATCCTTATCTACTCTCCCATCATGGAAAACGGTTCGCTTGACGCGGAAGAAGTAAAGAAGCTCCTCATGGCCTGCCATGAGTTGATGCTGGAAAAGAAGTACAACGATGCAATGCCACTGTTAGAGGTCGTTCTTGATGACGATCCTAACAACGCGATTGCTCTGAACATGACGGGCTACGTCTATCTGATGATCCACGATGACGTAATGGCCTATACCTTCCTCCGTAGGGCCGTCCAGTTGGAGCCTAACCGCGCTCCAGCGTGGTCGAACTTCGCTCTTGCTGCTCAACACTTGGGCAGGAACGAGGAGAGTCTGCAAGCCTGTCTAAAAGCCGTCGAGATAGACCCTAATTACTCGCTAGGCTGGACGAACGCTGCTGCTGCTCTAGTAGCTATGTCTCGATGGGGCGAGGCGGAAACAGCCGCTAAAGCAGCAATAGAGATAAACGCGAGCGAGCGCAATGCTGAGTGCAACCTTGCTCATGTTTATTTGGCTCAACACAAGTGGAAAGAAGGCTGGAAGCACTTTGAGCTTTCATTGGGTGGGCAGCAGAGAAAAGAGTGGTCTTACGGTGACGAGGCCCGATGGGACGGAACGAAGGGACAGGCAATAATCGTCTATGGTGAGCAGGGACTAGGCGACGAAATCATGTACTCCTCAGTTATCCCTGATGCGATCAAGGATTGCAAGAAAGTCATTATCGACTGCGATCCGAAGCTAGAGGGATTGTTCTCAAGGTCTTTCCCGAAAGCCTCTGTGCATGGTACTCGTAGAGACTCCACCCCTTCATGGTTGAAAGATGCAAAGATTGACGCACGCTGTTCTATCGGTTCTCTGCCGATGTTTTACCGTCAATCAGACGATGACTTCCCCGGCACCCCCTACTTAAAAGCCGACCCCGACAAAGTTCTGATGTGGAAAGCCCTATGGAAAGCGAAGGGTAAAAAGGTTATCGGTATCTGCTCCGAAGGCGGGGCGAAATACACCAACAAGAAGGGTCGGAAGATTCCGCAGGGTGCGTGGAACAATCTTCTGTCAAAGGATTATGTCTTTGTCTCTCTGGACTACCGGGATGGTATTGAACACCCGAAAGTACTCCAGTATCCGTCTATTACCAAGTCTGCGGATTACGACGATACAGCCGCATTGATCGCTTCCTTAGACGCTGTTGTTGGGGTGAATACTACCGCTATCCACTGTGCTAACGGGCTAGGGATTCCGACGCATATCCTTGTTCCTCAGTGGCATCAATGGAGATATTGCGGAGATTACATCTGGTCAAAAACCGCGAAGCTGTATCACCAGAATGAAAAGCATTGGGGAGAGGTCATAGCCGAGGTTGAGCTATGAAGGTTATGACCAATATCAAAGTCCCTGACGAACCCGCAGGGATTCATTTGAACATCGCTTGCGGTGCGAAGATTTGGCCGGGGTTCGTTAATATCGACTTTCCCGGTAACTGGTCAAAGATCAAGCCTGATGTCGAATGCGATGTCAGGAAATTAACACTACCTGATGACTACGCGGATACTGCCTACGCTATCCATATCCTTGAGCATTTCTACCGATGGGAAACGATGGATGTCCTGAAAGAATGGCGAAGGGTGCTAAAGCCCGGAGGCAAGTTGGTTGTCGAGCTTCCATGCCTTGATCGAATCTTTCTGTACTTCAAGAGTTGCTTTGAGGAAAAGAAACCAGTTAATGAGCAGATGACTATGTGGGCGTTGTACGGAGACCCTGGTTATAACGATCCAACAATGGTTCATCGGTGGTGCTTCTCTGCGGCTGAGTTGATCGAACTATTCTGTGAAGCCGGGTTCAAGGATGTCAGGGTTTCTCAACCGCAATACCATCATCCAGCGAGGGATATGAGAGTGACGGGGTTCAAATAATGGACGAAGCAACGAGGGTTTGGTACAAGAAGCACAAAGGCAAACTTGGAGACAAGGTTCTTGAAATTGGTAGTCTGAATGTCAATGGTGGCCTTCGGGATGTTATCCCTGTCACGGTAGGGATAGACATGCGGAAGGGCAAGGGGGTTGATGTAGTTTGCTCTGTTTCCGACCTGAAAGCCCATTTCGAGGATGGGCATTTCGACTCCTGTGTTTCTGCTGGGACTCTGGAGCATGTTGAGGACTGGAAGGGGTTTGTAAATAACACCTGGGACGCTGTGAAAGAAGGTGGTTATCTGGTGCTAACGATGGCGGCTCTGTGGAAGAAACGGCACAACTACCCTAATGACTACTGGAGATTCACAGAAGATCAGATCAAGGAGATTTACCCTACTGCTGAATGGACAGGGCAAGTCGGCCCGGTTTCGATAGGGTGGATTGTGAAAAAGGAGGGAAATAGGCCGAATGTCTCTGTTGTTCCAAAGGCTATCTGATGAAAGTCACTTTTGCTGATTTTGGCCCAAGCCTAGCATCTGCAAGGCTTCGGGCAAAGATTCCCCAGCGAGAACTAGCAAAAATGGGGATCAAAAAGGGCAATGACGTTCTTATTTACGGGAAACACTGGCTTACGGATCGAATTTTAGAGAGCTACAAGAAGCTGATTTATGATGTCTGTGATGACCACTTCAAGAACAAAGAACGTGGAGCCTACTACCTCAGGCACACGTTAATGGCCGATGTTGTCACCTGTAATTCTGAAGTGATGAAGCAGAGGATTTTTGAAGAAACAGGGCGACACGCGGTCATTATCAAAGAACCCTACGAATCGGACGAAAAAGCCCCGAAAATCGGCCCTAATCTGCTCTGGTTCGGCCACAAGTTAAATCTTGTTGATTTGGAGCGAATAAGGTATAAACTAACGCAACCATTAACAATTTTGTCGAATCATCCGGATCATCCGAAATGGACGCCGGAAACGTATCAAAGTGAAATTGCAAAAGACTGCATCGTAATCATTCCCACAGGGAAGTCGCTCGCCAAGTCTGAAAATAGAATGGTGGAGTCGATCAGAAACGGCAAATACGTGTGCGCTGAACACTTGCCGAGTTACGAACAGTTGAACGCCTTTCCACTCGGGGACATCCCAAGTCACATTGATTGGGTTTTGTCGAATCCCGAGCAAGCGATAGAGCGTATTAAGGCAGCGCAATCCCTGATTCGTGAAAAGTATTCGCCCAAAACAATCGCAGCACAATGGCTAGAGGTACTGAATGGCACTTGCTAATTTTGCAGACCTTCAAGCATCGGTGGGTAACTATCTCCATCGAGGAGACCTGACCGCCATCATTCCCGACTTTGTTACGCTTGCCGAAGCCAAGATAAACCGTGAGCTTCGCATCCGTGCAATGGAAAACACAGCAACCGGGACGATGGCGGCGACTGTAGCCCTTCCTACTGGTTTCGTGGAGATGATATCTCTCACGGTTGAATCTGGCGGGGCTACTTGGCCGCTGATCTACGTCACTCCCTCCTCGATCAATACAAACTCATCCTCGCCGGTCAATTATTCCATCGTCGGGGACAATATCCTGTTCGACTCGTCCGGTACGGGTTACACCTACAAACTGACCTACTACAAGAAGTTTGACGCTCTTTCCGCAGGGGTGAATTGGCTCATCACCAATGCGCCGGATATTTACCTGTACGCAACTCTGCTGGAAGCCTCACCCTACATCAAAGACGATGCGCGGATTTCAACATGGGCGCAGTTGCTTGTGGATTCCGTGGAGAGATTGAGGAAGGCTGACGGTAAGGATCGGTACGGGTCGAATCTGGTAGTGAGGCCGGCGTAATGGGACTGCTCGACGCCTTTGAAATCATTAAAAAGCAAGGCATTCCCGGTATCCGCTACCTAGATGGAGGCTCACGTTCTGCCGGTCAAGGTTCAAGCAACTTCGTCGCCTTCGATCCCGAAATGATTCGCATCCTTGAACGCAACGGGAAAGCGACTGGACTCCAACCGTGGAAGCCGGGAGAGTGGAAGGGGTTGCTAGAATGACCGCATTCCTTGGCTTCTCGCCTGACCTTGATCCCGCTACGGAGGGATGTATCACCGACTGCTCTAACATCCTCCCGAATACCAAAGGATTGCAGTCTGCTCCAAGTCTTATCAGCGCGGGATTCTCTGCTCTTGCTACTGCGGCTAAAGGCTTTGCCGTTGTCAGGAAGTTGGATAACACAAAAAGAGTTTTCTGCGGCACGGCATCGAATCTTTACGAGGCGAGCGGTACAACGTGGTCGTCTGTCGGTGCTGGATTTACGGTAGGGACAGATAATCGCTGGAGATTCACACAGTTTGGCAATGTGACCGTTGCTACAAACAAAGATACGAATATCCAAGGGTCAAGTGCTGGGGCTTTTTCTGCTCTCACTGGCGCGCCGAAAGCGGCCATTGTCGAGACTCTGAACAATCAGATTTTCGCTTTCAATACGGATGACGTCGGCTACGGGGATTCCCCTGCGCGTTGGTGGTGTTCTGCCATAGGAGACGAGAACGACTGGACGCCTTCCAGTTCGACTCAATCGGCTACAGGACAGCTACTGGACGCTCCTGGCCCGATCACAGCAGGGAAAAGAATTGGCGACATTATCGTTGCTTACAAAGACCGTGCAATGTTCCTTGGTCAGTATGTCGGGGTTCCCGTTATCTGGAACTGGATTCACCTGCCGGGGAATATCGGGACACCTTGTCAAGAAGCGGTAGTCACTACCGGAACCGCTCACTTCTTCATCGGGCCGGATGACTTCTATATATTTGACGGCTCAAGAGCGCAGCCGCTTCAGAGTCCGTTAAGACAGTGGTTCTTTGACAACCTCGACCCTCAGTACGCATCTAAAGTGGTATCCGCTTACGATTCCATCAATGGACGAATTTTCTGGTGGTTTGTTTCCAAGTCCGGTGGGGGTGGAATCGACAAGGGAATCTGTCTTCATATCCAGACAAACAAATGGGGCCGGTTGGATGAGAATATCGAAGCCGCAGCAGAATACTTCGAGCCTGGAATCACCTATGACGATCTAGGCACTCCGTATGCGACCTATGACGATCTCCCCACAGATATATCCTTCGATTCCCCCTTCTGGAGCGCAGGAAACGGCGTCCTGTCGGTTTTCAAGACGGATCACATAGCCTATACCTACTCAGGGACTCCAGCGGCTTCTAGCCTCACTTCTGGCCTTATTGGGGATGGGACTTCCTACACTGATCTTCTAGGGGTTAGAGCAAGGTTCATTGTTTCCCCGACTACTACGGACATGGAACATTTTTACTCAAATCTCCAAAGCGATTCGATGACTGTTGGAGGCACTTACAGCTATTCGACTGAGGGGAATTACGACATGCTTTGGTCTGCAAGGTGGCATAAGGTGAAACTGAACTTCACCGGAGCGCAGACACTTGCAGGAGTTGAGTACAACACGACGAACGGGGGTTGGGCGTGATAGAGACAAACCCCAGACTCCCCAGCTTGGGAGCGTCTGATTACGATAAGCAACTGAACTCACGGCTTTATGAGTTGTTGAGGCAGATGGCGATTCAGGTCAATGCCGTTACCTCTGGAAATCTTCCGGTAGTTACTACGGCAGAAAAAGGGAACCTGAATGTTAAAGAAGGCACGGTGGTATTTGATACCACATTGAACAAGGCTTGCGTTTATACGGGGGCGGGATGGGAAACGATAACCTCCGTCTGATTCCCGTTCCGGCTCACCAAGTAGATTACGCTTGGGCAGATGGAGCGGATTGCCTTGGCGAGTCCTGCGTGGATGAATGCACGATTGAGCAATTAAAGTTCATTCTTTCCAAAGGCGAAAGGCAGCTAGTCAGAATGGACGAAGATGGAAAGACTAAAGGATGGGGAGTGTTCAAGGTTGATGTACTCCCTAATATGCGAGTGTTTTTCGTTACGAATCTTGTTGCAAGAAACGCTGGTTTTGAGCGGTATTTCGAGGCTCTAGAATTGATGGCTAAAGACCTTGGATGCTCAAGAATTCGCTGCGCCGCCAAGCAAGCACAGGCAAGAATCTATGAATCGAAACTTGGATTCAAACCTGTTTATACTACTCTTGAAAGGGTAATTGTATGCTCTACCTGAAACGTAAAATGCTAGGATTTGGATGCCCTGAAAAGGGCGGCGGCGGTGGGTCGAGCGGCGGCGGAACCTCTACCACGGTCCAGAATATCCCTGCCGAGCTAAAGCCTCTGGCAACGGCCTACACGACGAAAGCTATAGGGCTTTCAAATACTCCGTATGTACCTTATTCAGGTCAAAGATATTCCGATCTGAATTCTGTTCAGAACGCAGGGCTTAACTCTACGATCAATCGTGCGGTGGGTGGTTCTGCGACGATGAACAACGCAGAGGGAAATCTTAATTCCCTGATGTCGAATCAAGAGAATCCCTACCTGCGCGGGATGGTGAATACTGCGATGGACGCGGCTAGGGGAAAGGTTCAATCTCAATTCAGCGGGTCGAATTACGGCACATCTGCGAATCAGGAACAACTGACTAGCCAACTGATGAATGCGGCAAATCCTCTGCTTTCTTCTGCTTACGAGTCCGATCAAAACCGCAGACTCAACGCCATCGGACAGGCTCCGACCTTCGGCAACCAAGCTTATCAAGATGCTTCCCAACTGATGAACGCGGGTCAAGTGATGCAAGATCAAAGTCAGCAGGGTCTTGACTTCAACTATCAGCAGTTTCAAGAAGCTCAGAACAATCCCTATAAACAACTCGCTGCAATGGGCGGGGTGTTTGGTTCCAATCTCGGTGGGTCGAGTACGACCACTTCCGATCAACAATCTGGCGGAGGGGGTAAATAGCCATGCCATTCGGAATAGACGACGCACTAATCTGGGGGCCGCTGATCGGCGCGGCAATGGGCGGATTGCTCAAAAAGAAAGACCCTCTCAGCGGGGCTTTGATGGGCGCTGGATTGGGTCTTGGCGGTGGAATGTTGGCAGGGCCGGGGCTTTTAGGCGCTGCTGCCGCTCCTGCTGGAATTACCGGAGCTTCTTTGCCTGCTGGTAGTGCCGCATTGCTTGGCTCTGGCGCTGCCGCTGCTCCTGTAGGTGTAGGCACTGCTGCCGCAAATAGTTCGTTAGCAAGTTATCTAAGCGGAGCTTCTGCTTCTCCTAGTGCGGGGTTGCTAGGATCAGGTCTAGGCGGCGCGGCTAGTGGTGGCGTAGGAATGGGCGTTAATGCTGCCATGCCAAGTCTTGTGAGTCCTGGAATGCTTGCCTCTGCTTCTGGTACTCCAGCACAGATAATGGCCGCTAATCCTTCGATGTTCAAACAGGCGATGGAGTTTGCTAAACCTGCAAGCAATGTTATGAGTGCCGCTAATTCGGCAAAAGGACTTCTAGTAGGAACTGATACTCCTTTGCCTCAAGTCGCTCCTGCTCCGGTAGCCACAGGGCAAGGTGGCGCTCAGGCTTTGGCTTCGCTTGTAAGTGGAAACGCGCAAAACGCACAGCAGATCGAAATGGATTTAGCGCAACGCAAGAAACGCCGCCAGCAGTTGATAGGAGCTTGACATGGGACTATTGGACGATTTCGCAGGGTTCGTTAAAACGCCCGAGGGTCAGGGGCTTCTATCCGGTGTAGCGGGATGGGCTGCGGGGGCCAGAAAAGGCACGCCGTGGAATAACGTAGGTCGAGGCGGTCTAGCCGGAATGATGGGCTATGGAAATGCTCTTGAACAGCAGATGCAAGCCGGTCAAGCGGAGCAGGCTAAAGCATTGCGGGCTTTGCAGATCAAAGAAGCAACGCAGAAGATGGCCGATGCTGACGCTATGCGTAACTTCGATTTCGGTCAGTATTACCAATCGCCTGCGACACAGGCACTAGCCGGTGGTGGTGGCCCGACTGTTGAGAACGCAGCCAAGATTCCTCTCTTGGCTCCGAGGCTCGATACGCAGGGTCTAGTAAGCGGGATGATGGCATCAAAGAACCCTGCATTGATGCAGCAAGGTCTTGGGATGCTGACGAAGGATGAAGCACCTGTAAAACTCGGTAAAGACGAGCAACTTCTGAGAAAGAATCCAGACGGAAGTTACAAGGCTGTTGCCTCGAATCTGGTTCAAGACGTGAAGAACGGCTATCTGTTGCCTGACGGGAAAGGTGGGTGGAGAGTCGACCCTGCTTTGTTCGCTGCCGAGAAGGAACTGAAGGCAACTGGTGCGCCTAAGGTATCGGTTTCTCCAACTGTACGAGTAGGAAATACCTTTGGAGAAGGAGTTGCTAAACAAGCCGCAGACAGGCTCTTTGGGCAGGTAGAAGCCGCTTCCGCTGCTCCTGAAATGGCCGGATCAGCTCAACAGATTCTAGGGGCTATACAAACCGGGAAAGTAATGGCTGGCCCAGGGACTAGCTGGAAAGTTGCAGGGTCACAACTCTTTGGTGGCGATCCTGAAAAACTTGCTCAGACTAGAAAGACAATTCAAGGATTAGCAAACATTGCACTTGAAAGCCGTCAATCCCTTAAGGGGACAGGCCCGATTACTGAAGGTGAACAGAATCTTCTTAAAGAAGCCAAGTCTGGAAATATTGACAACATGAGCGTTGCTGAAATAGAACTAATTGCTCAAGGAGCTTTGCGGAGTGCAACTGCAATTCATGCAAGGGGGAAGAAGGCTTCGGCAGCTTTAAAATCCATGCCGGAATTTAACAGCATCGGGCCAGCGTTTGACCTGCAAGATTTGTCCGCTACTTCCTCTCCTCCTCCTGGTGCTGTTACGAGGCTTCCATAATGGCTGATTCTAATTTTCTGGTAAAGATTGGAGATGCTCAATATAAGGTCTCTGCTCCAGACGAGAATACTGCATGGCAATGGGCTAATCAGACGCACTCTGAAAGTGCCAAGAAAACTCCAGAACCCTACGATATTCCTGCCGGACTGAAATCTTTGATGAATGTTGGTCAAGCCGTGTCTTTTGGGTTTGGCGACGAGATTGCTGGTGCGCTAGGTGCTGATAAAGAACGCTACAGATCGACAATTGACCAATTCACAAAAGAATATCCAAAGTCTGCACTTTTAGGCACGGTATCTGGTTCTGCGTTGCTTCCATTCGGTGCGGGTAAATTAGCCGCTCAATCACCTTGGACTGCCGCTGCTACAACTGGCGCAATTACTGGCGCACTACAAGGCGCAGGAGATGCTACTACACTTGAAAATACTCCTAACGAAGCATCAAGAGGGGCATTGTTTGGTGGAATAGCTGGCCCTGCGATTCTTGGAATGGCAAAGCCTGTCGGGTCTGCCGCATCGGCGTTGGCGACAAAAATACCTTACTTTGGCGATGATATTGCTAATCTTGTCGCAAGGAAGAATGTAGCAAGGGCATTTGAGAGAGATTCGACAGACGCGCAACAAGTAGGCCGGAGAATGGTTCAGATTGGGCCAGAGGCAAGAGTGGGCGATGCCGCTGGAGAAAGCACCAGAAATCTTCTCGACCTGAACGCAAATCTTCCAGGCAAAACCGCGACAGACCTTGAATCGACAATCAGAGGCCGCATTGCTACTCGTCCTGATCGTATGGACAGTATGGTCTATGCGGTAAATGGCGGTTATGGTCGGGCAAAAGGGCTTGAGACTGCATTGACGCAGCAGCAAAGCCAAATAGCATCTCCTCTGTATCAAAAAGCTCATGCTATGGATGTTGCTCCTACGTCAAATCTTGTGCGCGATTTGGAAGCGGCGAGGAAATTGGGGGCTTTCTCGGAAGCGGAAAAAAGGGCGTTAGCAAATCCAGATAACGGGCCTTTTACGCTTGATGCTGCCCAACAGGTTCTAGGGAAGGGGAAGATTGCGGTCAGGGATATAGACCATATCAAGCAAGGAATAGATTCTCTGATTGAGACCAACACCGATGCCGTTACGGGGAAAGTTTCTGGATATGGCCGCGACCTTGTAAAGCTGAAGAACAGGATTCTTTCAGAGGTAGATGGTGCTGTTCCAGATTACAAAGCGGCGCGAGAAGCTTATGCCGGCCCTGCTGCCATGAAAACAGCAATAACCAAAGGCAAGGCCTTCTGGAATGAAGGCGCAGAAAGTCTTGGTGACACTATCGCAGGAATGACGCAAAGCGAACAGCAGGCTTTTAGAGTCGGTGCGTCTGAAGCCTTGCGGGAAAAGGTCGGGAGTCAGTCAGGGCAGACTCAACTATTGAATCTCTGGAAGGATCGTAATCTGCGAGAGAAGATGAGGGCGCTGCTTGGAAGCGATGTCAAATACTCAGAAGTTGAGGCGATGATTGGTAACGAGGCGACCTTGAAACGAATGGAGGCTCTCGGCCCTAGTCGTAACTCAAGGACATTCTCCAGAGAAGCCGGAGCAGAAAATCAAACAGCGGAAGTAGCAGGCGACTTGTTGAGTGCAGGGATGAAAGTTAAAACAGGGCAGTGGTTGTCATTGCTTGGTGATCTGAAGCAACAGTCAGCGAGAATCGGTAGTCCTGAGCCTGTACGCGATGCTATTGGAAAGATTCTACTGAAGCAATATGCCCCAGAGGAAATGAGGGCTTTAATGGCCGCGCAAGAGATTATAAGGCGGCAGCAATCTGCGGCTTCTATTGGCGCAGGAGTTGCCGGTGGAAAATCCCGCAAAGGAATTCTTGAATAAATAACGCCGAGAGGCGCAGGAGGCATCATGGCCGTACCAACTACTATTACTGACCTTTCAACCACGGCAGCATCTAACTCACCGTCCGGTTCCGAGTCAATCGGGACTTCTTTAGATGACTACCTTCGCTCAGTTCAAGCGATCATCAAGCAGGGAGTATCTAAAGGCTCAGATATTACCGCTGCTGCTACGATTACCCCTGTCGCTACATCCTCATATTTTGTCGTTACGGGAAATACAGGAATCACTGCGATTGGAGAGACCTACTCATGGGTAGGTCGGATAGTGGTTCTCAAGTTCTCCGGTACTCCGTTGCTTACTCATGCGGCTGGATTGATCCTTCCAGGGGCGGCGAATATCACCGCTGCAGCTGGTGACGTTGCGGCTTTCGTCAATGAGTCTGCCGGGGTTTGGAGATGTATTTACGGATTTGGGCTTTTGAAGTCTGGTGGAAACCTGACCGGCGTCCTAGGACTCTCAGCAGGCACCGCCCTTCTTCCCGCTCTCATTCCTTCCGGCGACCCCAACACAGGAGTCTGGTTCCCTGCTGCCGATACGGTAGCGGTGAGTACGGGCGGCGTTGAACGGCTACGTATCGCCTCGGGTGGAGAGCAAACACAGACCGCCAATGCAATAGACGGAATAACAAACAAGTACAACGCACGCACGTCAGATAACTACGGGGTAGTTAATCACTACAACTTTGATGGGACTACACTTCAAGCCTCGTTTTCATGGTCAGCGTCTGAGACTCGTTACACCGTAGTAAATGGAGTCGCTACGTTCTACACAGGCGCTACCGAAAGGATGAAGATTGATGCGAGTGGGAATGTGCTTGTAAATAGTGTTGCTGGCCTCGGCTACGGCACAGGCGCAGGTGGTACGGTTACTCAGGGTTCTGGATCGGGAAAACAAACTGGTGTAACCCTGAATAAGCCGACTGGTGTGATTACGCTAGATACTGGCAACCTCAACGCAGGGGCGACGGTATCTTTTTTGTTTACCAATTCGATACTGGCAGCATCAGATGTGCTTATTGTCAATATGCGTCGTGGAACCGGCACAGCCGGTGGTTACTCGCTAGTGGCTGAAGTAACTGCCGGTTTAGCCAACATCGTCATCAAAAATGAAACTGCCGGTAACTTGGCAGAGGGATTCCAAATCAACTTCGCCGTTATCAAGGGAGTAACTTCGTGATCATCCTAAAGCAAGTCATTCATGACATTCCCACCAACTCAGTCGAAGCGACATGGGTTGATGGTGGCGTTCAAATCCGCTGCAATTCTTACGCCGACCGGCAGATGCAGATGTTCCGCAATCATGCGGCTCTTGCGGGAACACCGCTCACAGAATATGAAGATTTGATCGCGCTGGTGGAATCAAACATCCAGCCTATCCCGCCGCCCACGCAAGAGGAACTCGATGCCATCGCGCAAGCCGAAGCTGATGCTGCTGCTAAGGATGCCGCCAAAGCCGACAACGTAGTTCAGTACCTGCGCGACCACACGCCGGCAGAATGCTCTGACTACGTTCAGGACAACGTAACCGACCTTGCAAGTGCAAAAGCGTTTCTCAAGAAGGTGGCGGTCGTTCTCTGCGTTCTTTCAAAGCAGAGTCTTAGGTAAGCATCCACCCCACAGAGGGCAGGAAAGGAAGAATCACAAATGGAAGACAAGCGCGCGCACGAACGGATCAACTCTTTGGAGCAGGTCATGGCGGATCACATCGAGTCGCACGCCCAGATCGAGAAGGCGATCACGGAAAACACAGACTTGACCCGGACTATCTCCGAGAACACCGGGGAACTGGTGGCCCTGGTGAAAGGCATCAAGGGCTTCCGGGCGTTCACCTTGTGGATGGCCCCTTTCGTCGTCGCGCTGCTTGCATTGTGGGCATGGCTCAAGGCGCAGGCGTCGTCGTGACCATCACGCTCGACCAACTCCGCGCCATCATGCCTCACGCGGGGAAGCGGGCTGAGGTATTTCTTGCCCCACTGAATTCTGCCATGACCGAGTACGAGATCAACACTCCAGTCCGTCAAGCCGCATTCCTTTCTCAGATAGCCCACGAATCAGGGAGCCTTCGTTATGTCCGAGAACTGGCATCAGGTGAAGCTTACGACACAGGCCGATTGGCGGAGCGCCTCGGCAACACGCCGGAAGCTGACGGTGACGGGCAGAGATACAAAGGGCGAGGACTTATTCAGATCACTGGAGCGACAAATTACGGCCAATGTTCTATGGCACTGTACGGCTTCCCTCGTCATTTGCTTGACCACCCTGAACTATTGGAACTCCCTGATGCAGCCGCCCGATCCGCCGCGTGGTTCTGGCACTCCAGAGGATTGAACAAACTGGCTGATGAGGGCAACTTCCTACGGATCACGAAGAAAATCAACGGCGGGACGAATGGGCTGGACGACAGAATCGCCTATTGGGACCGAGCAAAGAAGGTGCTGGTGTGATCCACTATAAAGAGGGCTACAAATACCAACTGACCCGCCCGTACTCCATACAGACAGGCATCTGCCCCCCTGCGACCATTGACTATCCGTACTGGACGCTGCACGACGATGGGTTGCTCGAGGTAAGCGCGGGGTTCGCGTGGGACGGCGCAAGTGGACCAACCCTCGACACGAAATCATCCATGCGCCCCTCGTTGGTACACGACTGTTTCTGCCAAATGGCGAAGGACAGACGTTTGGATTACAAGACCTTCGCGCCGTTGTACAATGAGTTATTCCGTCGAATGTGCGAGGAAGATGGCATGTGGAAAGCAAGGGCCGCGATATGGCAGGCAGGCGTGATATTCGGGCGCGGCGGCGACCCTGACATCCCTGACGACAACCTGGAACAGACCGCACCCTAACTACTGAATCGTTTCCTTCCGAGCTATCGGCTTCGCCAGCAGGTACTTGTCGCCAAGCCACTCCCTCGCTTTGATGTACCCAAGTCTTAAAGCCTTGAGTTGCTGCTTATTGGCTAGATCATGGCGGGGCCATGCTTTAACTGCTTCGCGTAACAGGTTCATTTCAATCCCTCCTTCGCGGCATCCCGCATCTTTTCGACCAGACGTAGCAGGTATGCCTCCACTACTGTTTCCAGCACAGGTATTCCCTCACTACCGGCCCACACTTCATAGACGTTACGCAGGGCTTGCTGAGATGCGGCGAGTTGGCCCTCAAGTTGAATCTGCGCAAAATGCCCTTGCGAGAGTTCCTCCACCTGTCGGCGCAGGGCGATTAACTCCAGACATTTATCAGCATACTGCTGCCGATGCGATTCAAGCAGCGTGGTCGTGGCGGCGAGTTGTTCGCGCAGGTCGGCAATCTCTTGCGGTGCGGTATCCCAGTTCATAGCAACTCCCACATGAACGCCACACTCGCCGCAACCACCGCAGCAAACGCCACGATGAACACTATCAAGCCGAAGTCGGTGAGCATTTCGGGGTAGTCGTCGGGGTCGGTCATTTCGGCAAACTCCTTGTGTAATTGCGCCAATACTTCACATCACCCCTGCTCTCGTACATGGCGGCTTTCACCGGCTTGCAGGGCGGCGGATCGGCTTTCATCCTTGCCTCTGCGACGAGGTAGCCAACAACGAAGCAACAGGCACCAAACAGCAAGGTGGCGACGAGTCGAGCGAGCATGAAGTCGGCTCTTGGGTATTGTGGATTCATTTCTTCCTTTGTCATTATCACTCCCTCCAGTTGTCAAGGATTGCTTTACTACTGAATCTAGCAAAACATATCGTCTGTAAATTGTTCTTCAGTAAATCTCTCGGATGAATTGAAAGACTCGACTTTTGCCATAATTACTCGCGCCCGCCAAGACGGCGACGATGGAGCGTATCTTCCGTCCCAAGCACGGTCTATTCCGCAGTTCCTACCGGCGTTTGTGCTGTCACCAGATGAGAACGGATACAACTGGAACATTTCAGGCGCAAGGCCGCGCAGCATGTGAATCTTGGTCTTTGGTTGATTGTTTTCATCGCAAATCAACTTCATGGCCCAATTCATTCTTTCCCGCCATTTGAAGCATCCGACTTGCGAGAAATCTCCACTTGATCCAATGGCAATTCGTTTGTAGGCGTGTGCAAGGTATTTAAGTTTTGTATCCGATTCGTGCATGTGCCAAACAGGTACGCCGAAGGACATCGCATCCTCGTGGAACCACTCAGACCATCTAGCCATGAGCTTAAGGTTTGCCGTTTCATCTCCGTCGATCACATCGGGAATGACTGCCCAATCCACGCAGGGGTGCCGCATTAGTTTCTGAGCCCACCGGAAAAAATCGTCCCATTCGATAGCCTTTCCTGATTTCCATGCCGAGAATGCCCCGTTGTCCAAAGCAATTGACTGGCAAACCTCTAGGCATATCTGCAACTGAGCAGGAGCAGCAAATGATACAAAGGCATGACGGCCTATCAACGCTTCGGCAGCTTCGGAGTTTGACCCACTAAACGGGGTTCCGTGGTATTTAATGATGGCATTTACTCCCTATGTGCCTTTGGATACATGCCTTGAGAGTTGATAACCTGCGCCCAACATTTCGCAGTCTCCCAGACCTTTACCGAGTACAGGTATTTAATCGGGTATTGGTCTAAAATCCATGCAGCTATCAACTCTGCGGTAGGATTCTCCAGGCCAGGAATCTCGTTAAGAAATCTGTGGTCGAGTTTTTCAATGATCGGCTTCATTTCTTTATCGACTGCGAGGAAATCAATGTTCGCGCAAAAGCCATCTTTCGGCGCAATCTCTCCGCGAATCTCTATCTCAACGATGTAGTTATGTCCATGAAGCCGTTTGCATGGATGCCCATCTGGAACATGCGGAAGTTGATGAGCAGCAGAGAATGCGTACTGTTTTCCTATCCTTGCTAGTTGCCAGTCTTTCATCTATTACCCCTTAGTCTTTAAGATTGCAGCCGAGCATTCCATCTTTCGGCGGCTTCAGTTTTATCCTCTCGCAGCGCCTGGCACTGACAAGTATCGGGTTCTTGTCTAAAGTGGTTCATTGATGAGTTCCTTTGCCTGGTTGTATTCAGGAATCTTTATAGCCTTCTTGCAGTTTTCATCGCAGAGTTTCTCAATGACTTTAATTAGTCCTGCAATGGCTAGTCTGTAGGCGAGTTCTTTGTCTAGCATCACAATATCCCTGCTTCCTTAAAGTCATCGGCAATATCCTCAACCGATGCATCAGCCGTATAAACCCCCACCAACCTCTCAGGAGTCAATCTGACCTGATTCTTGAAGCTCTCGGTAGTCACTCTAGTAATGACGTAGTGACCACACAAGGCGAAAACTGCGAGCGGAGTAGAGGTGCCAAGTAGCTTGGATTCAAGCCTCTTGGCGGCTTCTATGGTCTTTTCAGTGTGCATTACATCGCTCCAGCCAGATCGGGTGACTTCGCCGCTTCCAGTGCAGCTTTCCTTCTCTTGTCACCCTCGGCTTTAAAGGCGGACCGGGTCTTGCTATTCGGTTTCATCAAGTCCCACAGAATGAGTTTCTGATCGCTATCCAGCTTCGCATATTCCAGTTTGTCGAAAGCGTGTTCCACTTGTCCGCGAGTTTCAACATCATCCACCAGGCTTCCTGCGAGGTCTTTGAGATATTCCATATCCTCGTCGTTAGGAGGAGGTACAGAGGCAAGCGCGGCGGCTACAGGTGCGCCCTTATTGACTGACTTCTTGCTTGCTGCGTTGCCATCATCGTCTTCAGGGGCTATGCCACAGGCCGCCATGAGGCTGTAGCGCCGAGAGTAGGTCAATGCTGACCCGTACCCCTGCGCGTCCTGTTTGGAGGCCGGTACATGGAGCTTCCCTGCGCTGATCTGCTCACCGGATTCATGGATGAAGATGGTTTCGATAATGACCCCATCCGAGCATTCATGGGAAGTCTGCATCAGGAAGATGCCATTCTCGTTGAGAGCATCAATGACCGCTTCAACGCAACCCGCGAGGTCGACGTACTTCGACCGGAAGTGAGGATTGGTGCTTGTCTTGAGTGCGGGGGCAAAACTCTTTTGAGCCTTGACCAGTGCCGATGCGATAGTTTTCATGCTCCATTCTCCCTTGCGGCCTTACGCAGATAGTCAGCCTGATCCGCCATCTTCTCGGCGTATCCGTCGCGTTTGTGCGGTTCCATGTCGCGCTCGTCGGTTGCTGCAACGTACTCGGCACGGTGCGATTCAATCTCCGCATCGTCTGCCGCTTCATGCTCAACGTACTCAAAGCGTTTGGAATCGTCGTAAGCCTGCAAAGCACGTTCGCACTCGGAATGCAGGGCGGTTAGCTCAGGCTCGGTCATCGGTATGCCGTCTGCTTCGGTGCAGAGCAAGAATGGATACTTGCCTTCGGGGTTAAACTGGACTGAAATACGGTAGCTCATTTCGCTCTCCTAGAAGGGCATATCGAAATCAGGATCAGTATTCGCAGTAGATGGCTTCTCGGACTCTTTCTCTTTGGGCTTCCAAGTATTCTTGGCGGCGTACCACTTGCCAGTCTTACCCGATTTGATGTCGATGTTGATCCACTCAGGCTTATCCTTCAGTTGCTCTTTGAGCCAAGCAACGAATTCATCCGTCTTGATTGAAATGGATGCCTTGACGTAATCCGGCGCACCATCACGCGGGGGTTTTACGATCATGCCTGCTACGAATTCGATCTCTGCCATGTTTATCTTCCTTGGTTGATTGCCGAAGCCTCGGCACGGTTGAAACAGTTGAGTTCCTCCCGATCCCACGCATTCATGGTATCGGCGGCGTATTCGACCAGGTGCGGCCCCTCACAGGCACCGCTAAACTTACGGTGAGGGAAAGCGTAGGCATCGCACTCGCACGGTGTAGCCTTGATGTAGCCTTTTTTCACGGCGTCTTCACGGACGATCTTCTTGGCGGTTTCAAAGTAGTCCATCTCTTACCCCTTTCAGTTGTAAAGTAATCCTTGACTACTGCTATCAGTGCTATGTTCTGGCCTTTACGATCACGAGGCGGCTCCCGCTTTACATCGGACGCTAAAGGTTCCAGACCTTTCGGAGAGTTCCCTAGCCGCATCCCATGCAAGATCGCTTTGCATGTAAAGACTGTTCTGTACTGCTATCAGTGATCGCTCCAATCTACCGTGTCGGCGGTGCCATTGACGGGTTGTTGCTTGGTCGAAGCGCAGTGCTGATGGACGAAGATTACGCTTGACACAAGCCCTTGTCAAGTGTAATCTGACCAACATGGAAAATAAATTTCGATACCAGAAACAAGCTAAGGCCGAAGCCGAAGTCCGTCGCAAGAAGGTACGCGACCTATACAAGCTCGGCCATACATGGACAGAGATAGGCCGCTTGCTAGGCGTATC